ATATTCTTAGCTACTCTAATCAGTTGATGATGAATCCGAAATCTCTCGGTGAGGTAGCAGAACAAGAGGGTGAGTCAGTTCTTACTGAGGTCCTGAAGTTCAAGAACGAAATCAAGAAGAAGCGAGTGCCTGGAAATGGGTAATCTTGATAAAGCGAAAGAATATGCTCAACACGTCTTAACTCATCAAGAAGAACATTGCGAGGAGAACATTCTTGCTGCTGAACGTTTTTTCCGTGATTTAGAAAATCCAGCGTTTGAGATGGATGAGGATATGGTGGATTTTGTTATTCACTTTATCGAAAACGTGATAGTTCATCAGCAGGGCGATGATATGTTTGCGGTGTCTATCCGTAATAAGCCATTGCTTCTGCAACCGTGGCAACATTTCGTTGTGGTTAATCTGTTTGGGTTTTACTATAAGGGGACGAATGAGCGCAGGTTCAAAGAAGCGCTTATCATGCTTGCTCGGAAGAATGGAAAGACCTCGTTTACTGCTGCAATTGCTCTTGCCTACCAGATATTAGACACGGATAGCGGTTCAAAATGCTATATCGTTGCTAACTCAGTCAAACAAGCGATGGAGGCTTTTGGTTTTTTAAGATTCAACGTTGAACGCTGGAACGATAAGAACATTCGTATCAAGGACAATAACCAGGAACACTCTATTACTGCTAACTTTGGTGATGAGGGTTCTTTCTTTATCCAAGCACTTGCCAATGATGAGAGTCGTCTGGACTCTCTGAATGGCAACGTTATTATCCTAGACGAAGCTCATACCATGCGAAACAGTAAGAAGCATGGTCTCATGAAAAAAACAATGTCAGCATACCGTAACAGTATGCTTTTTGTTATCTCTACTGCTGGGGATATTCCTACTGGCTTCCTTGCCAATCGTCTGAAATACTGTCAAAAGGTACTCAAGCAGTTGGTCACTGATGATTCATTTTTCATCTTCATTTGCAAGGCTAATCAATCGGCTGATGGGGATGTGGTGGACTATCTGGATGAGAACATCCTCAAGATGGCTAATCCGTCATGGGGTGTCACGGTTTCGCTCAAGGCTCTCAAGGAAGAAGCAGAGCAGGCTATGAATGATCCTCAGACTCGAAACGAGTTTTTCAATAAGACCTTGAATATCTTCACTAACTCTATGAACGCTTATTTCAATCCTGATGAGTTTATAGCGTCTGATAATTGCTATGATTGGAGTTTAGAAGAGCTGGCACGCTTGCCGATTCGTTGGTATGGTGGTGCGGATTTGTCAAGATTACATGACTTAACAGCGGCTGCTCTATATGGTGTCTATCATGACGGTGAGAAAGACGTTGATATCTGTATCACACATGCTTTCTTTCCTCGGATTAATGCACAGAAGAAGGCTAACGATGATGGGATTCCACTTTTTGGGTGGCAATCCGATGGTTGGTTGACGATGAGTAACACTCCAACAGTACTTTATGACGATATCGTCAAATGGTTCATCAGTATGCGTGAGCGTGGATTTAAAATCCAAGCTGTGGGAATGGATAGGAAGTTTGGTCGTGAGTTTTTGGCCAAGATGAAAAAGGCTAAGTTCAAGATGATTGACCAGCCTCAGTTATTCTACCTGAAATCTGAGGGGTTCAGACGGATTGAGTTCAAAGTCAAGAACAAGGAATTTTACTATCTTCATTCTGACGCTTATGAATACTGTGTGAGCAATGTTAGAGCAATTGAAAAGGTGGATGACGCTGTGCAATATGAAAAATTAGATGGAGACGGTGGTACTGCAAGGATTGACTTGTTTGATGCCAGCGTCTTTGCTTGTATACAGGCTCTTGCTAATCTTGGCAAGGGTGGTGATGTGATGAGATTCTTTGATTAGAGAGAAAGGAGGTGAGGAAACATGGGTATTTTTGAAAAGATTTGGAAACGAAACAAGCCAAGTAAACCAATCAACATGCTGAATCATTCAGATTTAGGATTGTCAAACCTGATGGATTCATATGTACCTTTGGCCAGAAATCCAGATGTGGTGACAGCGGTTAATAAGATTGCTGATTTGGTCTCTAATATGACCATCCACCTGATGGAGAATACAGATAAAGGTGATATCAGAATCCGTGATGGGCTTGCTAGAAAGATTGACATCAATCCCTGTGAACACATGACAAGGAAGTCATGGATTTTCAAGATTGTGCGCGATTTGCTTCTATACGGCGATGGAAATTCTGTCTTACATGTGGAATATGAACCTGTTACGGATTATATTTCTAATCTAAGACCATTTCCGATGAGAGAAGTTTCGTTCCAAACAGATAAGGATTCCTATGTAATCTCATTTAGGGGTGAAGAGTATTCCCCTGATGAAGTGGTCCACTTTGTCATCAATCCAGATCCAGATATTCCATACATTGGTACTGGTTTTAGGGTGACGTTGACAGATGTGGTTCAAAGTTTGAACATGGCTACTAAGACTAAAAAAAGCTTCATGAACGGTAAGAACATTCCTAGTCTTATCGTCAAGGTTGACTCGTCTAGTGCTGAACTAGATTCGGAGCAAGGGCGTGAGCGTATCGCTGAGAAGTATTTAAGCACTAGTAGGGTTGGCGCTCCATGGATTGTTCCAGAGGCATTGCTGGACATCCAGCAGGTAAAACCGCTTAGTCTAACGGATATCGCTCTAAATGAGTCTGTCGAATTAGATAAAAGAACAGTTGCAGGTCTATTAGGAGTACCTGCTTTTATTTTGGGCGTGGGAGAGTTCAATAAGACAGAGTATAACAACTTTGTAAATACGACTGTCATGAGTATCGCTACCACTATTACACAAACACTAACCAGAGACTTACTTTTGTCTAGTAATCGTTACTTCAAGCTAAATCCTCGCTCACTCTTCTCTTACAATATTACAGAATTGTCTGAGGTTGCACGTCAAATGACAAACAGTACTGCAATGCGTCGTAATGAGTGGAGAGATTGGCTTGGTATGGCTCCTGATCCTGAGATGGAAGAGTTGATTGTCCTTGAGAACTATATCCCTCAAGAGAAGATAGGAGACCAAAATAAATTGAAAGGAGGTGAGGAAGAGAATGCAGAAACGGAATAGTTATCGTGCCACTCAATTTCAAACTAGAGAAGAAGATTCTGGTGATTTGATTTTGAGTGGCTACTTTATCAAGTTTGATGAGGAGACGGAATTGTGGCCAGGCTACTGTGAAGTTATCAAGCGTGCTGGAGTTGAGAAAGCTATCAAAGACGCTGATATCAGAGCTTTATTTAACCACGATGATAGTCTTGTTCTCGGTCGAACAGGTAACGGAACTCTGACACTGGGTGTTGATGATGTTGGTCTTTTTGGGGATATCCTCATTAACAAGGATGATCCTCAAGCTGTTGGAGCCTATGCCCGTGTCAAGCGTGGAGATGTTATCGGATGTAGTTTTGGCTTTATCCCGATAAAAATCGAAACAGAGGAACGTGAAGACGGTTCGTATCTGGACACTGTCTTAGAACTAGAAATCTTTGAGGTAAGTCCATGTACTTTCCCAGCCTATCCACAAACGGAAATTGCTGCACGACAAAAAGACTTTGAAAGTCAGAGCCGTGCTAATCGTGAAGCGCTAGATAAGCGCAAGAAAGAAATTAAGGAGAAATTTAAGCTATGAACAAGGCATTAATCTTTGGTGCTCGTATGCGAGCAAAAGCAACTAAGGTAGTTGAGTTGGAAGAAACTATCGAAGAATTGAACAAACGTTCGGTTGTTGAGTTAGAAAAGTTGGATCGTGCTGAAACTGATGAAGAAGTTTCAGCAGTTGAAAAGACTGTGGATGATCTTCAAAAGGAAATTGAAGAAAAAGAAGCTGAAAAAGCACAGTTGGAAAAAGAAATTGACGAGTTGGAAAAACAAATCGAGGAGCAAAATCGTAAAGCACCAACTCCAGGTAAAACGGAAAAACGAGGAGGAAAAACATTGGAACAACGTGAAGCATTTAACCATTATCTTCGAACAAAAGAAGTGCGTGCCGATGGTCTCAAATCTGCTGAAGGGGAAGCAATCATTCCTGTTGAGTTGATGACGCCTAAAGAAGCGAAACAAGACAAGACAGATTTGACTTCATTGGTCAACATCGTTAATGTCAAGAACGCAAGCGGTAAATGGGCAGTTGTTAAATTGACTGACCAAACAATGAATACAGTTGAAGAGTTGGAAGAAAACCCTGAATTGGCTAAACCAACCTTCACAAAAGTGAACTATGAAATCAAGACACGTCGTGGTCATTTGCCAGTATCTCAAGAATTGATTGATGATGCTGACTACGATGTCATGGGATTGGTTGCTAAGCAAGCTAAGAACCAAGAACGTATCACTAAGAATAAAGAGATTGCTAAAGTTCTCAAGACAGCTACAGCTAAAAGCGCAGCTGGTTTGGATGGCTTGAAAGATATTCTCAACGTGGAATTGAAACCGTACTACGATGCAACTATTGTATGTACCCAATCTATGTTTGCTGCTCTTGATAAAATCAAGGACAAGGACGGTCGCTACATGCTTCAAACAGACATCACATCTCCAACTGGCTACAAGTTCGCTGGTCGTGTAATCGATGTTTATCCTGATGATATCATTGGAGATGCTAAAGGTGAAATGAAAGCCTTCATCGGTGACGTTGGAGAATTTGCGACATTGTTTGACCGCGCTCAGACAACCGTCAAATGGCAAGATGATAAAATCTACGGTCAATACCTAGGAACTGCCAACCGTTTCGATGTTAAGAAAGTTGATGAAGCAGCAGGATTCTATGTAACTTACACTGATGCTGCAGGGTAAGGAGGGAGCTGATGGCTTATCAAGTAATCCGTCCTTTTAAGGATTTGAGAGACCCTCAACAATATGAATATCAAATCGGGGATATTTATCCCCGAAAAGGATATAGGAGCAACAAAACCTTCATTCAAGAGTTGTTAGATGGGTCAAATAGTGCAGGATCTATTTTCTTGACTAAAATCGATGATGACGATATTTCCGAAGGAGAAACAGAACCTCAAGAACCTGAAGAGGAAGAAGAGGAGTAGTTATGGACAATGCTCAATTATTAGAATTACTAAAACTAAAATTGGGTATAGCAACAAATCTACGTGATAAGCCTTTGGAGAAAATCATCGAAGCTGTCATAACTGAACTGGAAGATAATTTGGGAGTTTCGCTTGAATCAGAAAACGCTGAACACCAAATGTTTGTAGTTGATTTTGCAGCCTTTCGCTATGAGGGTGGAGTGGATATGCCACGCCACCTTTTATGGCGATTGCATAATTTGAAATTGAGGTAAGTCATGGCATGGAACAATGAGATTACATTGATCTCAAGGATTAAAACAGGATTGGATAAATTGCACCAACCTCTATTTGAGGAAAAGCGGTTGACTATTTTGTGTCGCAAACGTTCCATTACTCGTTCTGAATTTTATCAGGCTAGTCAGGTCGGACTTAGACCAAGCCTTATCCTCGATATTCATAGTTTTGAGTATAACAACGAGGAAGAAGCGGAATTTAATGGGAAACGGTATCGTATTCTCAAAACATTTCCGATTAGCTTAGAAATTTTGGAGCTGACCTTGATGGAGGAATTGCCATGAGTTCAACAGGTGACCTTTCAGCAGAAATCGCTAAAGCACTGAGCGAATATTCTAGTGAGTTAGAAGATGAGATTGACACTATCGCACAAGAGTTAGGTGATGAAGCTGTTGCGACTTTGAAAGCGACAAGCCCAAAGAATAAAGGAAAGTATGGAAGAGGATGGCGTCTTAAGAAAAACGCAAAAGGCTCATACGTGATCCATAATGCTACAGGCTATCAATTGACACACCTACTTGAAAATGGCCATGTTTTAAGAAATGGTGGTCGTAGTCGTGCTATCCCTCATATCCAACCTGTAGAAGAAAAGCTAATCAATTCCTTTGAACGTAAAGTTAAGGAGGCTATTCAAAAATGAAATTATCTGACCTTGTCGATATTCTAAGTCAAGCGAATCTACCTATAGCCTATCGTGCGTTTGAAACTGGACACGTTCCTCAGACACCTTACCTTATCTACTTTGAATCACATCCAGATATCAAGAGAGCAGATGATGAACAGGAATACCAGATTAAATCTGTGACTGTAGAGCTTATCTTTGAGCGTAAAGACGAAGATTTGGAAGAGACCTTGGAAGAGTTGTTGTCTAAATATCAACTTGTTTTTGAGGTGTCAGAAGAAAGCTATATCCCGACAGAAAGGCTATCTGTCAAGCCTTATACTGTTTATTTGTACTAAAGGAGAAGAAGATGACAAAAACAGAAAATAAAGTAACCTTTGGATTGAAAAACGTGCATATCGCACCAATCGAAACGATCAATGGGGAAACAAATGTCATTAGCTACGGGAAGATTTTTCGTTTCCCTGGAGCTATGAATTTGGAGCTAGAACCAAAAGGAGAATCGAAAGCAATCCCAGCCGACGATGTGGACTACCACTTCATGAACTCAAATGAAGGATATGAAGGGAAATTGAAAGTACCGCATATCACAGAAGAATTTGCGACGAAAATTCTAGGAGAACTCAAGGATGACCAAACAGGAGTGTTGACTGAAAAAGGCGACTCCTCAACTAAACCATTTGCGATTATGTTTGAATTTTCAGGAGATCAAAACAAGACTCGCTACGTTCTCTACTACTGCTCTGCTAGTCGTCCATCGAACGGCTCTGCTACTAAGAGCGGAACAACTGTCAACGAGCGTGAACTTAGCTTCAAAGCTTCACCACGTCCGCTTGATAGCGTAGTGAAACGTTCGATTACGTCAGCAGACAAGAAAGAAGTGTATGACGCTTGGTTTACTAGCGTTTATGAGCCAACATCTCTAGGGTAAGGAGTAAAGAATGCGTCGAAGTATTAAAATCAGCAATAAGCGCTATGAGCTTGCAACAAATGCCTATACTCCAATTGCTTATAAAAACGAGTTTGGGCAGGATTTTTTCAAGGACCTTTTGGGACTTTTGAAAAATAAACAATTGGTAGCTCAATTGAACCAATTGGAAAAAGGTAATGATTTGGTTGCGGAAAGCGTCGATTTATCTCTTTTAGAAGATTTCGATATTACCTTTTTCTATCGTCTATTTTGGGTATTCGCTAAATCTGGCAATCCTAAAATTAAACCGTTTGATGATTTCTTCATGGAAATGGAAGAATTTCCTCTTGACGAAGTTTGTCCGCTAATGATGGAAATGTTGAATACGGTACTACAAACAAAAAAGAAACAGACACATCAGAAACAGCAAGCGAAGAAGCCTTCACGGTAGAATCCTATCTGTCTTGTTGCAAGGAAACTGGCTTATCTATCGATGATCTCAAGCACATTTCTATTGGAATGGCGTTAGATTATCAGACAGATTATGTCAATTTGCGTAGCAAAAATAAAACGGGTAGTCGGAAGGCCACCCAAGCTGATTTTGATGCATTTTAGAGAAAAAGTGAGTGCTGAGAGAGCGATTGTGAGGACAAGTTCCTTTAGTTGGCTAGTATTCTGGTCATAGAAAACCTCTCAGCGCTCCTTATTTTTAAGGAAAGGAGGAAATATGGCAGGAAATATCAAAGGGATAAAAATTGAAATCGATGGCGATACCCAGCCCTTACAAAAAGCGTTAAAAGGTGTCAATCAAGAGTCTGCTAACGCAACAAAAGAGCTGAGACAGATTGATAATGCTTTAAAATTTGATACTGGTAACGTTACCTTACTAACCCAAAAGCAAGAAGTCTTACAGAAGCAAGTCGGAGCCACTCGGGAAAAGCTAGAAACCTTAAGACAAGCTCAATCTCAAGTTGAGGAGCAGTTTAAAAAAGGAGATATTGGCGCAGACCAGTATCGTGCTTTCCAGCGTGAAGTGGAAGTGACTCAAAATGTCCTGAAAGGATATGAGGGAAAACTAGCTAGTGTTAATCAGGCCCTTGAGGGCAATGGGAATGCAACCAAGAATAACCAAACCCAGCTGAAAGAATTGCAGAATGAGCAAAAACTACTTGCCAGCGAATCTGAAAAAGTAGTTAGTTCGTTTAAACTGCAGGAAAGTCAGATGGGTGCCAACGCTAGTGAAGCTGACAAGTTGGCATTGGCTGAAAAGAAGATTGGCGCACAATCTGAAATTGTCGCTCGCCAAATTGAAAACCTTGAAAAGCAGTTAGAAATCACTAAAAAAGAATATGGCGAAAACTCAGCCGAAGCTAACAAGATGGAAGCAGAGCTGAATCAAGCTAAGACCGCTTTTAACAATCTCAATAATGAGATGAAGGGGACTAAGTCTGTAGCAGATAGCGCACAAGAAAGCTTGGGTGAGATAGCTAAAGCTGCAAGAGCTGAACTACTCCAACAGTTTAGTGAGAAATTGGGTGATATTTCAGAAAAACTTGTTGACGTTGGGAAAGAAGCTATCGAAGCCGCTGCTTCAATGCAAGCAAGTAATGCCCAATTTAGTACAGTTTTTGGAGATATGGAAGGTCAAGCTAGAGAGGCTCTTAATAATATTGGGAAAGAAATGTCTATTGTACCAGAACGATTACAAGGAAGTTTCACCCAAATGGCCTCCTTTGCAAAAACATCTGGTCTAGATACAGCTCAAGCCTTAGATTTATCTACTAGGGCAACTAAGGCAGCCGCAGATGGTGCTGCTTTTTACGACAAATCTATTGAAAGTGTTACTGAGAGCCTTCAATCATTTCTTAAAGGAAATTTTGCCAACGATGCGGCTTTGGGGATATCTGCAACAGAAACAACTCGTAATGCGGCAGCAAATAAACTGTACGGCAAGTCATTCAAGGATTTGAGTGAAGCACAAAAGCAATTAACTTTGCTTCAAATGGTTGAAGACGGGAATGAACTTTCTGGGGCACTTGGTCAAGCTGCAAGAGAATCTGACGGCTTAGAAAACGTCATGGGAAATCTAAAACAATCTGGAACTAATGCTTTGGCTGCATTAGGTCAGCCTCTTTTGGAAATGTTGATTCCTGTTTTTCAAGCTTTAGGAGACATCATAAAAGGTGTGGCAGATTGGTTTGGTACTTTGCCTGGCCCGATTAAAGAATTTGTTGTCATTTTAGGGACAGTTGTTACTGCTGTCGGAGTTATAGCACCGATATTCCTAACTTTACAAGCAGCTGCAACAGCTCTTGAACTTTCAATAGGAGGCATGATTGCCGCCGCGTTACCAATTATTGGGACAGCCGCTGCAATAGCGGCCGCAGTTGCAGCGGTCGTTGTCATTTTGAAATACTTATGGGAAACGAATGAAGGATTCCGCAACGTAGTAACAGCTGTGTGGGAGGCTATTTCATCTGTAATTAATACTGTTGTAGGTGAAATTTCAAATTTCATAATGAGTGTTTTTGGCACTGTTGTAACGTGGTGGACTGAAAACCAAGAGATAATCCGTTCTATTACGGATGCTGTCTGGAATGGCATTTCCGCTATCATTAGCGCTGTTATGACTGTTCTAGGTCCTCTTATAGAGGGAGAGTGGAATAATATTCAGATTATCACCTCTACAGTTTGGGAAGTGATTAAAACGGTAGTTGAAACAGCTATCAACGTTGTTTTGGGCATTATCAAGGCAGTGATGCAGATCATTACTGGTGACTGGTCGGGTGCTTGGGAAACCATTAAGAGCGTCGGAGAAACAATCTGGAATGGGATTGCAAGTGTCATTGGGACTATCTTCAATGGCATAGCGCAGCTATTGTCTAACATCTGGAACACCATCTCAACGGTTGCATCAACTGTTTGGAATGGTATCAAGTCCACTCTTTCAGGAATATTTGATGGTATTTCAAGTTCGGTCTCAAGTGTCTTTAACGGTATAAGAGATACGATTAGCAATATCTGGAATAGTATTCAATCAACCGCAAGTAGCATTTGGAACGGTATTAAAGATACAATCGGCAATGCTATTAACGGGGCTAAGGATTTGGTTGGTAGTGCAATTGAAGCTATTAAGGGATTCTTTAACTTTGAATTTAGATGGCCTCACATCCCTCTACCACACTTTAGTATTTCAGGCTCTCTTAATCCAGTTGACTGGTTGAGTAACGGGTTGCCAAGTATTGGCGTAGAGTGGTATGCCAAGGGTGGTATCTTGACCAAGCCGACTGTTTTCGGTTCAAACGGAAATAGTTTGATGGTTGGTGGAGAGGCTGGAAATGAAGCTGTCTTACCACTGAACGAAAGAACCTTGGGAGCTATCGGTCGTGGAATTGCTCAAACAATGGGAGGTCTGTCTCCTGTTATCAATGTCAGCATTAGCGGAAATAACATCAGCGAAGAGATGGATATCAATCGCATTGCTGACGTTGTCGCTCAAAAGATTGCGGATGAACTGCAACGGAAAACACAACTTAGAGGAGGAATTGCATGATCAAACATAATGAATTGGTGATTGATGGTGTAGCAACCTCCTCTTTTCCTTTTGATGTGATTGTAGAAGAAGCTCCATCCATTGTGATTGCCAATAGTAAGACAAAACTATGGGAGCATGATGGGATCAGCGGAGCCATCCTGCAAACCAATCATCATAGAGGGATGGTTGAGAAATCCTACACGCTTCACTTAGTAAAGCCAAAGGAAGAGGACTTGAACCGTTTCTTGGCTCTCTTTGTCAGGGAAAACTTTTGGCTTGAAAGTGAACGTGTCAAAACCACTAAGATGTGGTGTTACAAGGTAAAAATTTCCGAGACTACTAGAAATCGCGCAGGATATTATGCGCTCAAAGTAACATTTGAGTGTCATCCTACAAAATTTTTTAAAGCTACGGACAATCAGACCTTCTCAAGAAGTGGCACTTTAAGAACCAAGGGCTCTGCTTTGGCTTTTCCGACAATTACTATAACTGGCCAGAGTACGACTGAAGTTAGTTTTACAGTGGATAGGCAGGTCATTCGCTTAGAAAGACTGTCTGGAAGAGCCATTATGGTAAATAACCCTAACAATCCGAGTTTCTTGGACGGAACAGGTTCCAGAATTAAGTGGACAGGGGATTTTATCACGATTGACCCAATCAAGAAGCAAGATGTTGGGATTGTCTTAGGTGCTGGTATCAGTTCCATGACGATTGAGACAGTTTGGGGGTGGGCATAATGCTATATTTGCTTGAAAGTGATACTCGTAACGTTAAATGGAACGGTATTCCACTGCATGAAGCGACTTCAGCTATCATAAAAGAGCAAATGAACGGGGATTTTACCCTCACTCTTCGCTACCCTATTACTGACTCTGAGATTTATCAACTATTCCGTGAAGATATGTTGATAAAGGCTCCAGCTCCTGTGATTGGCCCTCAGTTGTTCCGTATCAAGAAGCCAGTAGAGAATGATGATCATTTAGAAATCACTGCTTACCACATCACTGATGACGTCATGCAGCGGTCTATCAATCCTCTGTCTGTCAATAAGCAGAGTTGCTGGCAAGCTCTTTCTCAATTGGTACAAGTTGCTAAGTCTCCTATCAATGATTTTTCATTTACCAGTGATATCACAGACAGGAGAACCATCAACACAAAAGAAGTAGAAACACTTTACAGCGTGTTGATGGATGGCGCTCACTCAATTGTGGGAACATGGGAAGGAGAGATGGTTCGGGACAATTTCGCTATCTCAATTAAGCGAAATCGAGGAGAGGACAGAGGTGTTATCATCTCTACCCACAAAAACCTAAAATCCTATCAACGAACCAAAAACTCACAAAATATTGTTACTCGGATCCATGCTAAGTCTACATTTAAGGCAGAGGGTGCCAAGGAAGATACAACGATTGCCATAACGGTTGATAGTCCGTTGATTGGTGCTTACCCTTACATCAACGAAAGAAGTTATACGAATAACAACATTCATACTGTTGAGGAGTTGACAAAGTGGGCTAGTGCTAAATTCACTAACGAACACATAGATAAGGCTACAGATGCCATTAAGATTGAAGCCTATGAACTTGATGGGCAAACTGTCCATATGGGAGATACAGTCAACCTGAAAAGTTATAAGCATAATGTGGACGTTTATAAGAAAGCAATTGCCTATGAGTATGACTGTTTAGCAAACAATGGACAGGGAGCCTATCTAACCATTACCTTTGATGACAAAGTAAAATCAGGTGGAAATGGTGGTGGAGTGTCAGCAGTAGCAAACGCAATCTTGGATAAACAAGAAACAAAATTTGACATCATGCTGGAACGTGCGATTGCCAACGCTGACCGTGCGTTTGACGCTGAGTTTGCTAAGCGTGAGAAAGCTATCACGGATGCCATCGAGCAGTACAAGGCTAAGGCTGAAGAAATGGGTGCCAAGATCCATGAAGAAATGGAGAAAGAGCGTCCTGAGTTCGTGAAGCGAATCCGTGAGGAACTGATGAGTGGTGCGGACTCAATCGCTGAATTAAGCAAGAAACTGGAGCAGGTCAGTGAGACTGCAAGGGTCAATGCTAGCTTGATTGGTGGTGACGGGAATACCCAGTACAATAAGAACCGTCTCAATGGTGGTACGGCCAAGAAAATCAGTTACGGAACGGATTTCGTGGAAGTCGGTCACAATGGAGAGGGATTTGAACTAGGCAAGAAGTACGTCATCAGCTGGTCAGCAACCTGCACGCCTTACGGTAAAACTGATGTGACTGTTGTAGTCAACAAGAATCCGTTCTATGGTGGCCACGTTCATTTAGCGCCTGCTAATACGGTCATGCCAGCGATTGATAAAGACATGAATCAGAAAGAGGAGCAGGTCTTGGCGGTCTACTACGGTGACTATCGTCTGACCTTCTCAGGCGACTGGTATCAGAATGTAGAGCAGTCTATGACGATTGACAATCAGACAAGACGGATTGAACTATCGCCAGTCTACAGGACGGTTGCGGACGGACAAAATGCTAGATATGACGGAAGTTGGAACGAGAGTCCAACTTTTATTTTTGATGGAGGAAGAACATGACAGAAACAATCCCAGTAAGGGTTCAGCATAAGCGCATGTCAGCACGAGACTGGGCAAGTAGCACTCTGGTCTTACTTGATGGGGAGTTAGGCGTTGAGAGCGACACAGGCAAGGTCAAGGTCGGAAATGGCCGTGACCGATTCTCAGCTCTTCAATATCTGACTGGTCCCAAAGGAGACCGTGGAGAGACGGGGCCAGCAGGACCAAGAGGTGCTGATGGTGTTGTGCGTTTTGAAGGTTCAGCCGCAGAGCGTGCTTTGGCAGAGTATGCCAAGAAGTCTGAAACGCCAGTATATCGACTTGCTAAGGGAGATATCTATGGTGCAAATATCGGCTCAGTCGTAACAATAAGAACAACCGACATCATGAACCCTGACGGTATCAAGGTAGGGGATATTGTTGAAGACTTTTGGACGAATAACAGTACTGTAGATTATGAATTTTGGAAGGTGACGGCTATCAACGGCACTAATATTAATGTTCAAAAAATTGGTAAGAGAACGTTCACGATTTCTTATAACGACTCTGAATTAAAGCAAAGGATTTCGGCTCTTGAGAATCGTCCAACATTTGACACGTTGACTCAGACACAACGAAATAGCTTGCGAGGACCAGCGGGGCCAGCAGGACCTAGGGGCGCAGACGGAGCTAGAGGAGCAGACGGAGCCCCTGGCCAAAACATCATCAACCAGAACGGTGGACAACCGATGAAATACTGGTCTGGAACAAGGTCTCAATATGACGCAATTTCTAACAAAGATGCTAATACCATCTATGATATTTATCGTTAACGGGAGGTAATATGGCACGAGAAGGAATTTACGTGGGTTCCAGGGAAATTATTCAGCGCTATGTTGGGACAAGGCTAGTTTGGGAGAAAGTCACAATCCAGTTTGACGAAATTTTAAGATTCACTTCAAATCGCTTTGGGTCATTTTGGCGTTTTGGCTCTACAGAAAGAGCCTTCATCGACTTAGGGATATCCGAACGTCGTCCGTATGGTTTGGATGGAATAGAGGATTGTAATGTGGTGAAACTTCAAAATTCTAACAAAATCTTTGAAGTTAGGGTAGTAATAAGTCAACGAGATACTGGCTATTCAACAAGTTACCAAAGACGATACAACTACCAATTGTTTGTCATTTTTAAAAATACGGATGAGGTGCAGGATTTCATCTCCAATAAGTACAACGAAACCTATATTTTTGGCAGAAAAAGAGGAGGCTAGCATATGGATATTACCATTCAAAACGTTCGTTCGCCTGCTTTGGAGCATAACGGACGGTATTACAAGGTATTTCAGCCACGGACACGAGATGAACTGCTGAAGCTTCATCACATGGGTTGCGTGGGTGACACGGTGCTGACAGATATCCAGCTTGAGCAGGGGGATTTTCCGACTAACTTCGTGGAGCCTACTGTCACGCAACGTACTCTATCAGGTCTCTTCAAGGATATGCGTTCTATTGAACTGGAATTGAGAGACCCAAACAGTACACTTTGGGGCAAAATCCAGCAGAACAATCAAGGAGCGCTGACTCAGTTCTTTGATACGAATGTTAAGAGCGCCATCGCTCAGACGGCCAAAGAAATCAGGCAGGAAGTGCGAGACGCTGCTAACAGTGCGAGGGTACAAGTGACACCAGAAGGTGTGACCATCGGCTCTACTACTTTAACAGGTGAGCAGTTAGCTACGACTATTTCGACCAGTTCGAAAGGCGTGGACATCATTGCTCCAAAAGTCAGAGTGAAGTCTGACATGATTGTGGATGGCGCGGTGACTGCTGGGAAGTTAGCGGCTGGCTCTGTGACCGCTGAACATATCCAAGCAGGCTCCATCACAGGCGATAAAATCAGCGTAGATGATGCCTTAATCAAGAATCTGACCGCTAGAGATGCCTTCATTGACAAACTGACATCTAAGGAAGTCTTTGCGACTAAGATTGAGTCTGTCGTGTCTAGTTCGACATTCCTTGAAGCTTATCAAGGGAAGATTGGCGGATTCACACTGGGTCAATTCGACCAAGGTGGAGGACGCTGGATTTCGGGTGTGAATAAATTCGCAGTTGGAATGGGCAATGGAGAAGGTTACGGGACCCAAACAGCTTTCTGGGCAAATTGGGGCAATAACTGGAACCAAGCAGGGCCTAGAGCGTGGCATGTGGACACAGATGGGCAAATGTATTGTAAGAACGATGTGCATTTTTCTGCCGAAACCAATTTCACAGGCGAGAGTAATACGAATTTTTACGGAACAGTTAAATTCACTCAGTCACCCGTATTCGCTGGTAACATCAACATGGGAAATAGCAATATCTTCGGTAATGGCTATAACCCTGCTGGAGGAGTCAATAAGGTTGTTTGGTGGAGCGAACTTGAATCAGTCGCTTTCCGAAAACATACAGATATAGATGCAATCAAGAAACGCTTGAACAGAATTGAAAGCCATCTAGGAATTAGCAATAGTTAGAAATGGAGAACATACATGGATAATCACACAATCGACAAGCTAGTAGCTGAGTCGCTCGCTAACCGCTTGAGAGAAGATGGATTGAATTGTGCGCATTTAGAAGCGCACTATACACTGGCTTTAGCTGAATTGCAGGCCTTTAAGGCGGTGCTGGAATACGATCCAGCACTCAAAGAACTTTTCGAAGAAACACAAGCAAAAATGAAAGGAACTAACGCATGACTTATAAATTAACAGGAAGACCTACTTTAAAAGGGGAGAAAAATGTCACAATCGTAACGATTGAGAAAGAAGAAACTGGTCGCTATAGCTATGAGCGTGTTGAATTGCCAGGCAATCGCACGAACGACAATGAAGAAGTGCTGATTCAAGCGGTTCTTGACTTCATCCGCACAGAAATTGACCCGACGAGCGCTCTTGTACAGGCTCAGGCTAAGTTAGAAGAAACTCACGTTAAGCTTCAAGAGACTGAACAGAAATTGGCACAAGCCGAAGCTAAGCAGACGGCCACAGATCAAGCAGTTAAGCAGAACAAGACTGAAAGCGACCACTACGGCAAGGTTAGCTACGCATTAGTTTTAACGTTGATAACAGAAAAATTGCTTCAGTACGGAACAACTTATAAAGTTTTAGTTGATTTAATTCAATCAGCTGAAGTAGGTAAACACTATATGCCAGGGGATTTGATTACCATCGAAGACCCAGCGCACGTTGAGTTGGATGGTGAAGGTAAGAGGGTTCTAGTACAACTTAACCGTGAATTTACTTATAACGGAGAGCCTGCAAGCGACTTTATTCGTAATGGACGTCTTGAACGTGATGGATATGGCGCAGCATGGAAGTACGAGCCTAAAGAACAAAATGAGCCTACGAATGTCGCACCAGTAGCTACAGTTTCTACGACAGATACCGTGGCACCTACAACTGCAGAACCTCCTGCTACAACAGTTACACCTAACCAATAGTGGAGGTACTCTATGGACGTCTTACAATCAACAGAACATTTCTTCATGAATGTGCTACCAGTTGCCACGCCAATCGTCGTTGCTTGGCTTGGCTATAAAATGCCGAAGAAGACCAAGGAACAGACAGACCAAATCATTTCGGAATTGAATGATGTCAAAGGAAAAATCAAAGATGTCCAAGAAACTGCATGCGACAGTAACACCAAAATTGACGAAGTACAAGCAAAGCTAAAACTGCACGACGATGCGCACCTTGTAACGATGAGGATGCGTCTCGATCGTGATATTCGCAGGGCTATCCGTCGTGGATTTACCACAAAGGATGAGTTCTATGTAGTGGAGAACATGCACAATAGCTACAAGGCGCTTGGTGGCAACGGCTACATAGATCACTTGTACAACAATTTTGAAGCGTTGCAGATTAGAGATGACATCTTAGTTGAAGATGAGAAAGGGGCGCAGAATGGTCTGTAATCTCAATACGACCAATCTTGCTCAAGTTGATGGCGGTTACCTCATCAAACAGGGTGATGTGGCTTCTACCTTTGGATTTGTCCTCTTAGACGAAGATTATCGAGCCGTCCCCTCTCTTGAAGGGGAGGTGGCGGTCGTTAGTCTGACCATGGGCAAGTACCAATGGAAGAAGAGGGTAGCTGTCACAAACTCAAGCGTGAATTTTAATCTGGATACTATCTTGCCAATCGGGAAATACCGCTTAGAGATTAGCGCTGGTGGATATATTTTCCCGAGTGACAAAGAGACACATATCAAGATAGTGGCTTCAGATAAAGAATTGGTCACAGAAGAAGTCCACGCTCTCAAGGAGTTGGACATCGCAGAAGAAGTCAAAAAACAACTTGCAGAAAAAACAGTAACAGATGGTGGAGTATGTCCGGAATTTCCAGACCTACTCTTCTTTTATAATATTGGAAAGGTATAGAAAAAAATGGAAACTACAAAATTAACAGAATTTGCCCGTACATTGGGAGAAGATAACAAACGAGTTAACGAAGAATTAAAAACCAAGGTTAGCACTTCAGCAATGACGCAAGCTATCTCTCAGGCAGTCACTCAAGCTAAAACGGAAGTAAAAGCTGAAATCTTGGGTGAAGGAACGCCTGAAAATCTTGATACGCTGAAAGAAATTGCGGATAAGATTACTAACATGGGACAGGACGAAAACGGCGCACTTCTCGGCAAAGTAACCGAAGTTAGCGGACGTGTAGACCAGATTGCTAATCTTGATTTAGTTGAGACTTACAATCAAGCGAAAGCGTGAAGCCTATGAATAACCTTGAAAATCTAGCAAAAGCAATTGGTAAGGATATCAAGGGCATTAAAGAGCAACATGTTACGAAAGATGAGCTGGAGGCAAAGCATTATCTTACTGAGAATCAAACTCTCAGCTTAGAAGGCAACAGACTGAGTCTCACAAATGGTGGTTCTGTTAATCTTCCAACTGTTTTGAGAAGCTCAGAATATCGGATTTCAAAATCGGATATTGCCGGAAACGAAGTCGGTGCTACTGCGACAATACCAATCAATTCTTTAATGAATCCAATAGGTATCAAATTTGGAGATGTAATTCAAAGCTTTAATAACAACTCTGAAGGAGCAGATGAAGGCTACTGGATTGTAACAGGCATTAGCGCTCAAGGTATTTCTGTGAGAAAGATTGGGTCAAGACACTTGTATTCAACTTACAATGATACTGAGTTGAAACAAAAGATTTCAGCTTTAGAAAGCCGGCCATCATTTGATACGCTGACACCGACTCAACGCGATAGATTGAAGGGTGAGAATGGTCATAGCTTAAGTGTCAATGCCCGTATCGAAGGGTCTTATCGAAATGGTGCGACTAGTCAGTTGAACCTGTTTGCGGATGTATTCTACGATGGCGAAGCAGTCACGAGTGGTTATACTCTTGATTACTACTACCGTGGCTTTGGAAATAACAACTGGGGGGTGTTGAGAAATCAGACTCCTGATCCAGCTGGGAAATTTGGAACCTGGAGTGCTACCCAGCGCTCTGGTGGTTGGTTCGAAGTCCGTATTGAAGTGAGCTACAGAGGTCTTAAGGCCTCTGGGTTCGCTCATTTAGATAACGTAAACGATGGTCCCAGAGGAGCAGACGGAGCGCCTGGTCAGAACATCATCAACCAACAGGGACAACAAGCACTGAAGTATTGGGCTGGAACACAAGCGCAGTACGATGCCATCACTACCAAAGACCCTAACACGATTTACGATATCTTTAAGCAGGTGTAGTTATGAAAGATAGAATAAGGATAATGTTGGGCAATCAGGAGATTGTTAAGAGGTACATAGGTAGCAGGCTGGTGTGGAGTGGTGGAGGAGAAATTTTATTAGAAATAGAACCATATAATTCTTCCGGTTATAAAGCTACTATATCTTTTTCTCTAAAAAATACTTTAATCATACCTAAAAATTTTGATTATAAACAAATAAAATCTATGCAAGCCGACGATAAACCACTTCTTTCATTACCAGGAATATCTTATCTTTATAATGACGGATATTATTTTGAAATAACATTCGTCGGAGATGACTCAATAGGGGAAAAAATAGAAAAATACACAAAAAACGCAAAAAAAATTAAATTTTTAAGGTAGAAAGGAAAAACAATATGATTAACTGGAAACTACGATTACAAAATAAATTTTTTTGGCTGACTGCTATCCCAGCCTTCTTGCTTGTCTTGCAAGCTGGTGCTGCAGTCTTCGGATATCATCTTGATTTAGGTGATATCGGTAACAAGCTGATTTTGCTTGTCAATGCGATATTCGTGTTCTTGACTGCTATCGGTCTGGTCAATGACCCGACGACTAGCGGAATCACAGACAGCAAGCAAGCGCTTGACTATGAAAATCCGAAGGAGGATTAAGAATGGATATCGATACAAGCAGACTACGTACAGACTTGCCGATTGTAGGTTTTGAGCCTTTCCGTCAGGTTCACGCCCACTCAACAGGCAACCGAAACTCAACCGCTCAGAACGAGGCGGACTATCATTATAGAAAGGACCCAGAACTTGGGTTCTTTTCTCATGTCGTTGGAAATGGCCGTGTTATGCAGGTTGGACCTGTTAATAAAGGAGCCTATGATGTTGGGGGTGGTTGGAACGCTGAGACTTATGCAGCAGTTGAATTGATTGAAAGCCATTCAACTAAAGAAGAGTTCATGACAGACTATCGCCTTTATATCGAATTGCTACGAAATCTAGCAGATGAAGCAGGTTTGCCGAAAACTCTTGATACAGACGTCTTGGCAGGTATCAAAACTCATGAATACTGTACCAACAACCAGCCAGATAACAGTAGCGACCACGTTGACCCGTATCCTTATCTTGCTAAATGGGGTGTTAGCCGTGAACAGTTTAAGCGAGATATTGAGAACGGCCTAGGCGCCGAAACAGGCTGGCAGAAGAACGATACAGGCTACTGGTATGTACGCTCAGACGGCTCTTATCCTAAAGATAAGTTTGAGAAAATCAACGGCACTTGGTACTACTTCGACGGCTCAGGCTATATGCTTGCAGATCGTTGGAAGAAGCACACAGACGGCAATTGGTATTACTTTGACCAATCAGGCGAAATGGCCACAGGCTGGAAGAAAATTGCTGAGAAGTGGTACTATTTCGACGTAGAAGGTGCCATGAAGACGGGTTGGGTCAAGTACAAGGATACATGGTACTACCTCGACAGCAAAGATGGTAACATGGTATCTAATGAATTCGTCAGAGCAGGTCAAGGTTGGTACTACCTCAAACCAGACGGAACGATGGCAGATAAGCCAGAATTCACAGTAGAGCCAGATGGCTTGATTACAACTAAATAATTTAAAAAATAAAATGAAAGGAAACTTTCTAAAATGTGTATCTACCCCACAGGACTCGTTCTTGTGGGGATTTTTTCGTTAAAAAGAGCGAGAAACATTGACTTTTTTAAAGAAAGATGTCATAATCAAGTTAATTCAAAAAAATATTATGGAGCGAGTAGGAGGAATTTGGTATGTTAAAAAATACAAAACAACCTCAATACTTTAAGTCTTTTTTACTTGGTATGACAGCAATTGTATTGCCTGTTTTTAGCTTTAACCAGAGCATTTCAAAAGTAAAAGCTGATACAGTCCCAGACTGGAAGAAAGTCAAAAGTGATTACAAGAAATCAACGATGGGCATTCAGAAAGAGGTAATGAAATTTGGATACCGAGAATAAAGAATTGATTGAAGTCAATAATATTGTTGATGAAGTCGAGCGCTTACCACATGAACAGCGTCAAGTAGTTCTGCAGAAGTTGGAAATCTATCAAGGTGATCTACCTCATCCAGATATTCTTAAAGGGTATCAAGAGTTATATCCGGATGCTGCTCAAAAGATTATTGATAATGGTATTGCAGAAAGCCAACATCGTAGAGCGATGGAAGATAAATATTTATCAGGAAATATTGCTTCTCATAAATTAGGACAGCTGTTTGGTTTCTTAATCGCCCTCGTTGTTATTATCGGTGGAATTTACTTAATAGCGACAGATAAACAAGTTGCAGGTAGTGTTTTAACTGGAACTACTGCACTAGGGCTAATAGGTTTGTTTACAGGGAATAATCAAAATAAAAACAAAGACAAAGAATAGTTCTTTTACCGCAGGCTCAGGCTTGCGGTTTTTTTGTTTGACAAAAATAAAAACAGTGAAATTACTCACTGATACTTTTGTAAACTATTAAAATTAAATTGAAACCTTCTCAACTATACGGGCAAAAATGAATACGAAGATGAATACGATTTAAAAAAACGATAGAAATTAATGAAAATGATTTTAAAGAAAAATAAGTAAAAACTCAACTAATGACAAGTAACTATAGGTGATTGTAAATACCAGTTACTTATACCATAGTTCGTGACAGTTCCTGCTTTTTTTGATAAAATCATACAGTATGCCCTTGGGCACAAAGTATGAACTGGGACTGTCTTTCCCAGCTTCGGAGGTAAAAAATGTCAGATTCACCAATCAAATACCGTTTGAT